ATAGTTAACTATATCTAAGTGTCTTTTTAGTTCTTCACTAAGTTGTGATTTCACTTTCATCTTTTTACTCATGCTTAAAAGTTACTTCTCGTAATAATTCTCTTCCATCCTCAACTATTACTCTTTTATTAATAATCTTAGTTGATTCGATAAGACCATCTTTAGATTTTAATTTACACTCTTCAGTTTTACAATCTTCAGTTTTAACCACTAAATTCTCTTCCAGAAAATCTGATAAAGCGTCGTTTGTTTTTTTAATTTCTTTGTTCATAATAAGAATTCTTTTATTATAAATATCATGTATCAAGGAAAACTCTATTTATAGTTCTTATATATAATTCTTTTTCTTTAATCATAATAAAATTATTTTCATATTCTTTCCAAGGGATGTCATAACCTTTATAATTTATATTACCAGAAGTTAATTTATATATCTTTTCAATAAGTTTATTAAGTCCATTAATAGTAAAAAATGAAGTACCTTTTTTATGTAAAGGAAATGTATTTCTTACTCTCTTTCTAAATTGTTTTCTTTCTTCGTAGTTTAAGGAGATTTTATAAGTAATAAGATAATTATCTTCATTATCCTCTAATTTATGGATGAATACTTTACTTTCTTCTACGTTGAAGTCTTTTTTTAGTAATTTTATTATTTTTCCTAGTGAAGTCTTTTCTACAAAAGATCCCACTAATGACGATTTTTTAATTTCTTCTAGTGACATTATATTATAAATAGATTAAATTATGTTAGGGGTTGATTTGCTGCCATTTTTTCTTTCATAGCTTTTAACCAACTCAGAAAAGGTTTGTATCTTTTTTGGTTTTTTTGACCAAATAAATTATTAAATGACCACCACCTTATTTCAACAGCTCCGTATGAGTCATTACCTGGTATTGGTCTTGCAAAACCATTCCATTGTAAATCTAAAGTTGTTTGTATGTTATACCCAGGAAATTTATTACGATAACCAGCTAAACCTCCTATTAGATAAGGTTTACCGTCCCTATTTTGCATATCCGACATTCTTTTAGCACCTGCCGCGTTATAAGCTTCTCTAACTCCTGCTCCGTATCTTCCTTCAACGTCATAACGATCATCTAAACAATATCCATTACCGTTATAATTTTCCTCCGGGCCCCTCATAGGGTTATCACAAAAAGCATGTTTTGAAGGACCACACTGCTTAGAACATTCTCCAGAGCCATTAGTTGCACAACTACAAGCTTTAGCTCCATAATTGGGTCTAAGAGTACTTTTCGAACCATTCATAGCAAAAGTATGACTATACCCTTGTCCACAAACATAATCAACAGCTGTAGAAAATTCTGGAATAGATCTTGATGTATAGTATTTTGGGTCGGCAGGGTCAACATTGTCATTGGTCCCAGCATTCCAGTTAACCCCCATCTCAACATCTGTTAAACCAAGATCATTTAACTCCTGTCTATGTTTTTTTAACATTGCTAAAATAGTATCTCTCTTTTCACCACCCTCAAAATGGCCTTGTGGGTAATATCTTAATTTAGGACCACTACTGTAATTTCCACTACCAAAACCTGAGCCCTTTGTTTTCATATATTTACCCTCACAATCCCATTCGATTGCTTGAATTACTTTCCCACCCGCGTAAGTGTTTAATTCTTTTGCTAGTTGAGCGAAAGTCATTGGTTGACTTATTCCTTGAGCATCCCAATCTAATTTAGTGTATGAACTATCAGGTTTAGTCCCTCCACATTGGTCTTCTATTCCGTAATAGGAAGCTGCGATATTATCCATTAATGTTAATTTTACAGCTCCACCACCAATTTCCCATATTGTTTTAGCATATGTCTTTAAGGTACCTAATGAAAATGAAGCTCTTTGCGTCCATTTATGTGATTTAGTACTACCTGATGCAAATTGTAAATAAGGGGCCCAATACCATGCTCTTCTTGAGTCATCTCCAGTACACTTATAACTTTCATCACCTTCTGTTGGTCCAACACATCCCCACCCAGGAAAATGATTTAACTCTAGTACTATGTTTGTAAACCCATGGTTCATCATTAATTTTATTTCGGAACTTGGATTTTTTGAGTCCCATATTCCATCAACCCATATACCCATTCTCTGTACATTTCCATTAATTACTGTCATAGACTCAGCGTCAAACACATCATTATTTCCAGTGTACTCTCCAACTTCTCCTGATGATGCTTCTGCATTGACTGAAGTTAGGAAACCGGAAACATAAGGACTTACTGTTTGGGCAACTCTAACCCCCTTAAATCTTGTACTCATATCTCCTTGTGTTATTGTATGTTCTACATTTGTTATTAAATAAGCCCCATGAAACATAGGTACATGGTCTAATTGGAAATATTGTAACGGTAGTATTTGTGGCATCCCAAAACCTTCCACCTCACAGGAGTATGACCTTTTTTGGTATACGTTTAATAAATTTTGTCCTTTTAATTGTGGATTTTTAGTTGACGCCTCTTCTTTTACTAAAGCATCAATTAGAGCCAAGGACTCGTGTGTTTCTTTGAATTCTGATTGGTCTAGTGTTAATGACTTGAAGAAGTTTTGATTTTCTTGTCCAAATGCAACCCTAAAAGCTTTTACTGTCGCTCTCTTAACAGTACATGTACCCGTTCCTGAAGTTCCATGACATTCCCAATTACCAGCAGGGACGAAAAATTGAGTCCCTGGAACATCTGGTTTGATGGTACCTGCCGCATATTCTGCGTTATCAATAGCAATTACAGTTCCTTCCACAAGATAATCACCGTATTTTACAGATTGTGTTGGTAGAAGAACAAAATCTGTATCATAGAAGTCGGGAGGGTCTTGTCCAAATTCATTATTAGTAATATCAAACCCATCATTCTTAAATTCATATGATCTATCTGACGTGTTTGAATTCTGTAAATCTAAACTGTCTGACATACCCCCCATATACATAACATAGAATTGAGGAAACATGGTAAGATATTCTTTATCAACAGTTAGGAAAGGAGTAAACGTGTCTCCAAAATTTCTAGTAGATTGTTCTATTCCTGTGGGTAATGGGAAAAACTCAAATTTATTAAAAGCTATTAAACTATACATTAAGGTATAGATACTAACTTTAGGGTTCTTCTTTATATCAAGTAAGGGAGTGGGGTCAATATATTTATCCCCAATATTATTATATGCTCTATCAACAAAGTTGAATTGTCTAAATAACCATGTTATGTCATCACTGGAGTACCCCATGGTAGATTCTTTCATTGTATCAGTCCCCGCAGTTAACCATTTATCGTGTATATTTTTTAAGGTTAGGTAAGTGTCTAATTTAATATCATTATCATTAATGATATCATCCTTTCTTTGAGTGGCTTGCATACTTTCCTCTCTCTCACCAGCTTTATTTAACACTTCCGATATTTTATCCGTTAGTCCTTGGAAAAAATCATCTAAGTAGTCTTTGTTTGTCCAAATAGTTTTGATTGAGGTTGTTGGGGTATCTCCTTTAGGAACTCCAAGCCAACTTAACCATGTTGGGTTTTTAATAGTCACTCTATTTCTCATCAAAGTTCTTAGTTCTGCGTAGTATTGGTTTGGTTCAGACTCTACAGATTGTTTATATGAATCAGGTTTTAAGGAATATTCACGTATAGTAAATGTAGGTTTCAATGTACCACCTCTTGCTGGTAGGTTAATAGGCCACCATAGTAGTTGTAACCATAAGTCAGTTTGTACCTTGGCATAACTCGCATCTTCCTCGAAAACGATAGTTGACCAATTAGAAAATGTTGACCCTCCCCTAAATTGTCCTGACAATGTCAAGATTGGGTCCTGATATTGAATATTTCTATATATTGAACTCCCTACATCTGGAAACCCCCCTAAGGAGTCGTTTTTAACGGTATATGTCGTACCATTATATGGTGACGCTGAATGTACCTTATCTGATATCTGAGGGGTTGATACTATCTTATCTGTATGACTAACTTTTCTAATATAATAATAACTAAAAGCGTTCGCATAAGTAGCCGCGAATTGATAATTCCCACTATTATTGAGGTAATATTGTGTTGATATAGCTCTCATAAACCCTACAAATGTTGTATCGTCGTTTGGGTCTGACGTGTTAATCCATTTTGTAACTGTTGACATGTCTTGTCCTATCCCGTTAGCACTTTTTGATATTAAATCAGAATATGTCCAGTCGGACGCGTTTTGCCCTTGGGGTCCCATATTTGTGGTCATGTTCAAAAATAATGGTAAGGTGTAAGTTGATTGGGTCGCACTCAAATTTTCAACAGCTATCTCAGAAAGTGCCGGAGGATTTCCTCCACTGACCATTATTGGGTTTGTACCGTCTGGTATCTCTCTTGTTGCGTATGTTACTACCATATTTCTAGCTGCATTCCCTCCTAACGCTGGATGTCCGCCCATACTTCCTGCTTCTGAATGAGCATCAGTTTGTCCTACATAACCTTCTACGAGTCTGGTACATAATCCGGTATTATACACCTTCATGAAGTTTGTGCCGTTGTAATTTGAACCTCTACACCCGGAAACGTGAAAGTTTGACCCATAAGGATAGGACTCTTGATCAACACCTGTAAGATTAGGATTAGCGGCAATATCTGCGGACCCATATATTGAACTTTTACAAAACGAAAGAAACTCTCCTCTATTATCATCTTGAAAAGGTAAATCAACTGTTTCTGTTGCATATTTCTTTAATGTTGGGAAGGTTGGTGCAATTTTAACACCAGTTTGGCCTATATGTACCCCTGTTGCCCAAGATACAAATCTTTCCTTAAATTGTTTTCTAATGTGGGTAGGTAAATTTAATAAAGCTTTAGGGATTTTTTCATAGGTAACTACTTCAGTAACTGGCCATTCATCAAAAGGTCCCATACCTTTACTTAAAAAGTGAATTTGGTTACTAGTGTCTGTACTTGATGCCCATTGGAAATCTTGCATTCTTCTTGATCTTCTCCCTTGTTTAGCTGCTAGAAACTGACTCCCTTGTGGAAAGTTACTAAAAAACGCTGAACCAGGTGCCATCCTTTCATCTTTTTTAGGTATCATGAATTGCTCCTGACCATTTGGGCTACTGATTCCAGTGGTGTTGAATAGGTTTGGCCATTTAATAATATCACTAGCAATATTATCGTATCTATATAATAAAGAACCTATTTGGAGAACGACATATTGTGGGATTACCATATTACTCCCAAAACCATTAAATAAATCCAAAATGGAGTTTTCCTGACCGTACTCGTCTAATTTATCACTTAAGGTATATTTCTTACCCAGACTATTAATATACAAATAACCAAGTGCGATATTACTAGCTAAGTCTGGTCTACCTGTCGCACCAACACCAATAGTGGCTAAAGTAGGTTTAGTTATCATTGCCTCATTATATCCAACAGATTGGTCAGCTCCCCAACTATATGGAGCAGTGGTTGAGTAGTCAGAATTTAATGTATCATTTTGATAATCATTTTTAATCCAAAGAGCGTCTTCCAAAATAAATGTTTGACGATCAGTATTTAGATAACCATCTGAACCAGCCACATTTGCTACCGTCCCACTCTTTCCATATCCTGGAGAACTATATAGTATCGCATGTCCCATAAATTGATCGGGAGTTATCCAATCACTGTCACTTTCTGACAATACTTTATCATTATCGTTATATTGTTTATCCGCTTCTGCCCTACTATAATATGAAAAGAAGTCCCACCCTATCCAATGTTGGTAATTATAATCTATTGTTCCTTGTGGACCAAAGGTTAATTTAGTCACTGGTGATGAGTCTCCCACTGCATTTGTTCCTTGCATAAAATGACTGTCATAATAATCAATTAATGATGTAGTAAAATCTTGCTGTTCCTTTGTTGCCCCAGCGATTCCTTCTGGTGTTGCCTCGTCGCCTGTTTTTAATTGGGTCTTAACCCTGTAGTATCCTTCGGAAGAAATATAAAAATCTGCACATTCGCTACTTGTTGCCATGTTTTCACAATTACTGTACCAAACTGCACAGGTTAACTGCTGATTAACATTTGGTAAGTAAAACCCAAACGGAGTAGTTATATCCACTCCACTCTTATTTCCTATAATTCCATAAAAACTATAAATATCTGTTTTTGCTATACCAAAATTATCACCTCCATTCCCACCATCGTAATCTTGACCTCCCATTTGTGTCATAAAATATTCCGCAGATTCCTTAGCCACGTATCCTGCATCTTTGAATGCTTGCCAAGCCACCTTTCTTGATGCCGTACCAGCAACATTAGTATTTGCTTCCCCAGTCAAACCCGCTTGACCTGTTAGTGCCTCATATATAGACCTTAATCTTTCATTACCGGTATCAAGTATACTACTTATTAATGATTCCGCTTCAACACGTCCTAGTTGGTTTAGTGCATTTTTTTTCTTTTCCTCATCCCCTTCTGTACTATTTGCTGAGTTGGCCACAAGTCCCGCTCTAATTTCCATGTTCGGTATTTTAGAACAATTTGTTGTAGAGGTTCCATCACACCCCCAATCAGGGAGATTAGATTCCTCTCCTACCACCGGAAATCTATTAGTATATCCCACCCTTAACATAGTCCTTAACATTAATAGGGGTATTATTTGTGTTTCTACATCCGTAAGATTATGGTAGGGTCCAAGTGTTCCAAGAGGTATTTCCATTAAACAAGCTGGCATATAGATACCTTCTCCAAAGGATTGGTCATCACTTGACCAAGTAGAATTCATTTCTTTTCTTTTTTTAATAATAGTGGTAATCATTTCCTCTACCAATTTAATCTCAGGCCAAAAATTTGGTTCAGTTGTAAATTCTGGAACTCCATAAATATTTCCTCTGGTTTTCCACCCAGGAAAAGTTTTCTCACTTCTACTAACATTAGTAGAGTCTGTATGAGTCTCATAATATAACGGAAATGCAAAAACGTGTTCCGCATCTTCTGAAATGTCTGTACCTCGATTAGTAGAACCTTCAAACATTTTTCTTAAGTTACCATCTCCATCGTGTTGTTTCTCAGCAACAATACCAACATTCTTTATTACTTTATTAAACGCTCCCACACCATTACATAACATTTGGAAAATGTTATTCAATGTTGGTTCCATTACCAGACTTTCTAATTTTATTCTTCTTTCAGCGTCTTCCTTATCTTTCTTTATTGTTTTTAATTCTGACTCTGCTGTATTAATTGCTTGGTCAAGATCTGAAAAATATTTAACCCCATCAATTATACCACACCCGTACTGGTTTAATATATCATTTTCATCCCCTGGTAGGTCAATATCTTTAACCTCACCATAAAATTGAAGATCTAATCCTGTTTTTGCCGGCATAGTAATGTAGTTTGACGCCGTAGAGTTTAGTATATATTCTTCCACCTCAGTTACATATCCTAAAAAACCTCCATAACCTTCACTAGGGGCGTCCTTACTGGAATATCCTCGATATTTTAATAGTAATTTACTGTACATCGAGTTCTTGTTTGCCACTCGTAGAGTTGCTGCAACAGTCGAATCGGAGGCAGGTAGTTGGTACTCAGCAGGAACAGATGCGTCGTATGGGGTCCCATCCGCTTGAACATATAACTCATTTACGATTACCTTATATTGGGTGTTGAGTGAGTAGTAACAATTATTCTCCATATTTCTACAACAATCCTTACCAAAGGCTAACCATCTCTTTTTAATTCCTTTCATTTTATTAATGGAGTCATTAACGTCTTGGAATTCTTGTGTTTTCGATTCTTTATTAAAGAACTCCAACTTTGCGGACATATTTTCTATGTTTGAAATGTATGTCCCTAGTGTCATTGACCCACCACCACCATACGGTTTAGTTATATCTCCCCCTCCGGTATATTGTGCCCAACCGTTTTTTACTTCTCCAGTCGTTCCTTTTTGTTCCCCATAATAAGACATTAACTCTGGACCAACATCGGCATAGATAGCTGGAATATCAGCTAGGTAAGTAAAAGTGAAACCAATAAATTCACAACTAATGACAAAATTACCAGTTTCTGCATCAAATTTTGAATTGAATTTTAGTAAGTGTAGTTTGTAGTTTATTCCTTTGCCGTAGTGTCCTTTAATTGTGAGACTAAACATTGGATATGGCATGTGGAAAAACGCAGCGTATGGTGACCTTAATCCTGGTTCCATTAATGAGGCGCCTCTAATGTCTACAAATTCAATAAAAACTTGTGGTTCAAAAGAAGCATTCAATTTCACACTAATACTAGTAATTCCGAAGGTTTCACTTGGGTTTCCGTTTCTTATTAAACTACCCGAAGCGTCTATTTTGTAACCTCCTTCTTCTTTTACAAAACCTTCTAACCCACCAATATTTGACCACGATGTCCCTAATTGTCCATAATTATCGTCAAAACTATATGGTTGTTCGGTTCTTTCCCCCTCAGTCCTACCTGGTATATTATCTTTTTTAGGGACAATGAAACCTATATCTTGTCTATTTTCGGTTTGTTGTGCGACATTATCAATAATAACTGTTCTTCCTGGAAGAATTACTTCAAGATTTGCAAATAAAACTAAATCTTCTAATGGGACACCTACAGGTCCTTTGTTTTGAGCATCGAAATAAGACCCCATACCAACATCCCCTGAACCAGATGACTCAGTGATATACCTCCTTATTTCCTCATTTGGATCTATTAAATCTATCCCCATTTTTAACCATTTAATTTTATATGTCTATTTACTCCATCCTCGTACTCTTGTAAAGTCTCTTGGAATGGGAAAGGTATACGTAACATTTCTCCGTCCTTTATGGTGAATTCTAAACCCCCTAACCCTCCATTAGCTAACATTATTAACCAACCATGAAAAGGATTCCCATAGTATTTCTGACTTAGTCTATCAAACCTAGTAACACCATGTTTATAAATGATGTGTTTATCGGAAGATTTTTTTCTAAGTTTAATAAAAGGCACCGGTTTTGGTTTTCCTCCCGGACCAGTCATTTTATGATATCTATTGTAATATATTGACATAATTTATTTTATATTAATGGACCACTTTCTCCATAACCTTCACCAAAATTAGTAAGACTTGGTGAATATGTTGAATCTACCTTTTGACAAGCGTCCCAATTTGGATTGGTGAATGGATCTCCTTGTGCGTCTGCACAAAATTTTATTACCATAGTAGGTCTAGTAGTTGGTTTCGTCCCATCTAAGAAGGTAGAATTTAGTGTTGGTGTCATATTCGGTTCCTTAGCGGTAAATTCATTAGCAAAATATAGTTTGGTTGCCTCATGAGCTTCTGATATTTTTTCCATTAATATAGCACATCCTGGTGTTTTAGCCGCAACACACCCTTCAGTGTCTGCGAACACGTCTGTTTTATATTTTGTCTCATCGTCATAATCAAATATGTCATCAATAAAATTCATAGACACTGTTCCGAATTTCCAACGTACTCTATAGTTTTTAATGGCCCCAGTAGAAGACATTTCATCAACCCATAGTGTTGATGCGATTGGTTCTAGTTGAATACCATCTACACCGTCACCATTAGGTCCTGTAATACCTGTACTCCATCCATAATATTCTCCAGCACAATGGACAACAACCCCTGCATTGTAGACACAGGAGTCTAGATAATTATTCCAGAGATGATCAAATATCGTATAGAATCCGTTACCATGCCATACTTCACCTACATATGTAGAATTTTGATTATCTACATCCGTAGTACCTCCTGGTTGTTCATCACAACAATCTGGATCATCACTTGGGCACTCTTTAGGGTCGCAAGGTTCAGTCTTAGGGTCACAACAATTTGGATCATCACTTGGGCACTCTTTAGGGTCGCAAGGTTCAGGAACAGGTGCTGGTGGTGGAGATGGTGGTGGCGCTGCTGGTGTTGGTGGTGGTGGTGGTCCTGGTGTTGCACCATAGTTAGGATTACTTCTAATTGGTTCGCAAAACTCAGTATTAGCGTAGTAATTAAATGACGTCGCGTTTTGTAACTGAGAAAGTGGTCCAGCTAGAGACATCCCTCCTACTATAAACATTTGCATAGATACCCTCACCAACCAAGGTTGTGCCCCAATACCTTCAGGATTAAGATCCCAAAGTGGTTGTTCATAACTAAAATCGATATTATTAATAACCACTTTACAGTTGTAAAAATCTCCTAGTCGTAAAACACACACTGGAGGTCTACCAAATGCCATGTTATTTACTCCACTTGTTTTTTCAATAGAAGGACCAGCTCTTAAACATTGATTTAAGAATGTCATCCTTTCATTTAACATACAAGGATGCATAGAATGAAAAGCTGGGTTAAAGTTTTGTATTTTTTCCTTAAAAGTTTCATAAGCAAAAGAGTCTTTTTCTTGTACTTTTTCAAAATAAGTACCATCTGGTATCCTAGTATTTGTAGTATTAAAAGTATCTGTAGCTTCTTGTTGTAAATTTTGGAACTCAAGTTCGGCCTCCTCTTGTGCACTGTCTGAAGTTAGAATAGGGTTAAATTCAATCAAATATGTAACTGGTAGAACATTTACTTGAGTTTGTTCTATCGATTGTTGATTAGCGTCGAGTGGAATGTCCTTCCAATCTGGTTTCATCATTTGGTCCACCCATTTCATATCTGGTCCAGAAATAACTTGCCACCTTTCATCTTCATACGCACTACTACCATCTGGTGCTGCCTCATCTGAATACCACGTTTCTTTATTTTCGGCAGTTCCTTCGGCTGTTACAATTAGGTCTTGGAGTTTCTTTTTTGCCTTTGCCGCTCTAATTGGTCCACAAACTTCATAGTCTTGTTGAATCGCTTCCATTGCAACATCAGATATTGTAGAAGCGACAGGTACCGCCTCACCATTCCAAACTTCATATTCCCCTGTAAAGATTTGTCCTGGGTCGTAAGCCACATTATACCCTCCAGTATTAACTGACCCACCTGGAGTTAGTGGGGCCTTCAAATAAGCTATTTGTATCTTAAATCTTTTCCCTGCGTCTGTTGCTAAAAACTTAGCCAACTCTTCTAAACCCCATTTAGCTCCACAAATTTCTTTATTGTCTCTATTCATATACGATCCAGAATCTTGATTAGTCTCTTGGTATTGTCCCTCCCATAATTCTACACAATCTTCACAAACAGGTGCGGGTGGTAGTTGTTCTGGTGGTACATCTGGATCTTGGGGAGCTGTACACCCACTAAAATACCATAATTGTATTGGTTCTGTTTCTGGATTAATGTTCGTAAGATCCGGAGTCTCGTATGGTTGACTATAATCATTAGGATCGGTTAATGGAACATTATCTAAAACCTCACTTAGTTGTTCATGTTGTTCTTGAGTTGAGTATACTGATTTTTTCTTCTTTAATATGTTTTCTTTGTGTCTTGATTCAAAATCTTCACCCCCGAAAAATTGAGATGCTTGTGTATCGGAATTATCGTCACTCCATTCTTTATTATCTTTCATGGTGTCTAAAACTTCTGGATAGTCTGTAACCATCAAAAAGTTTATATTTGTTTGCCTATAAGAATTCTTATAAGTAAAGATAGGTTCCATCCTACCAATAATATCTGTTTGTGTCCAATTAGCGGAAGAGTTTTCTGTCCAACTTTCTATATAAGGAGGGAACCACATTAATCTTCCATTATTTGGTCCTCTTTCGTGAGGTGCTAATCTAGAGAAAGCCTCGTCTTTCCAAGCTAAATTCTCAAAAGAAAACATAAATCTTTTTATGTCATTTTTAGAACTTTGGGCAATGTGTGGAACCCCACCATCGTCTAACACACTCATCCCCCCACTCCATGTTGTTCCGTCTTTTATAAGTTTTTGATGTCTAATTAAAGCGTCGTATCTAGAATAACTTTTTGGAGTGTCTCCTTGTACCGTACTTCTTGTTGTTCTTTTCCAACTTCTTGAATATGGTACTGATAAATCTTGACTCCCCCCTCCTTTATATCCTTTAATCCCAGAACCCCTACTTTTAGGTCCATGTTTAGTATTAATCCAAGTGGTATCTTGTCTCATAGCGTCTCCTATTCCACCAGAAACCCCATCAGGTGAACGATTAATTATCTTTTGTGTATAATCTAATAGTCCTTTACTACCCACATCTTGACTCATAATTGAAGTTATGAAGTCGACATCAGATGACCCTACAGGTGCCCATACAGCCTCACTTTCAACCATATCTCCCTTACTATCATTATATACTAATGCTCTATCTTGACCGAATTCTCCATCTATTACCCAGTCACCACGTCCTCCCGCCAAATAAGTTGGGTCACTATCACTAATATCTAATTGTTGAACAAAGAAATTTGTTGTTGATTTTGGTTTTCTTGGACCGGAAAGTACCCAAGCTAAACTTAAATAATCGTTATTTAATGAAACAGTCCCTTCTGAATAATCTACAGCTGGTATACCGAAAGTTGATCCGACATACATATCAGCTGAAGTAAATAAATTTCTTAATAAATGACTATCTCTAGTGATTCTAGTACCAAACGAACCAAGAATCCATTGTTCAAGAATTCTTGTATTTTGTATCATAACTGAGGGAGCTTCAGGAAAACCATCGTTATAAGGTTCTATTGGTGTGTATAAAGTCTTAACTCCTGTACCATTAGGTGCTGACGCATTATTAAATTGGAAACCTCTTTCACTTATTTTTAATCCGTAGAATCTATTATCTATCGGTCCTAAATTTAGTGTTGTTGCGTCAAATCTCATGAAATTACCATCAAAGTTTGCAGATATAAATAAATCATACATTAATGGGTTTGAATCAAACCAAGAAGGGAAATTACCTGATGGTTTTTGAGATTGCGTTATCGCCACTAGCCCATTACTAACTACTGCACTATCGTATTGAATACCGGATGTATACCTATTATCAAAGGTACCAAGCATAAATGGTGGTAGATTACCAAAATTATCTGGGTTATTAGTTTCTCCTACTGTTGTACCATTATTAGTAGTTACATTGTAAAAGGCACCGGCAAAATTTGTATCTTGTGTAGGATAATCAGCATTAATACTATAGAGATTTATATCACATAATGTGCTCCCAATAATTGGAATAATGTATTCTGGAAATTCACATTCTATATGTGGCATAATACTCCCTGAACTATTTGTAATTGTATCTATAGTTAATTCTCCTTGAGTTGTTTGAGAATATACTGGTCCGTCTAGATTTAAGAACCCAACCGCCCCATTATTATAAAAGGCACCAGTTTGGTAGAATTCATTACCCACAACTAATTCCCGTAAAAAAGTGTTGTTATTTTCTTGAAAATTTACTGAGGAGTCTTCGTACATTGAAATATTCTGTTGGAATCCTTCTTCCGTAATTACGTTGGGTAAGTTTCTATTTAATAGCCAATTCCTAAGCTCAACTGTTGTTGTTACTGAAGGAACTCCTGTTATTATGACGTTATCTATATTAGTTGACATATTCTCTTTTAGGATAAATATTTTTATTTAACTTTTTTATTACTTTTCTTTTGACCTCCCATAATTTCCTTTCTGGAGTTCGTCAGAAATTTTTCTGGTTATCTCAGTAACGAAATCGTCGGATAAGTCACTAACACTGATATCTCTACTTATATCCTTAAAATCTACTAAAATCTTTCCTCCCACGTCTCCACCAACTTCAACTATAATTGGTTTGGATTGTGTTCTAGTAATTAACTTATCTAGTTCTACTAGTTTAGAGAACATCCCTGTGTCCGCATTACCTAAATTATTTAACTCTCTACCTAATCCCCCAATATTTTCTTTTAACAACAACACACCTTTACCAGCTTCATGTAAAGCGGGACCCATAAACGCTAACGAACCTATAAGACTTAGTCCCGCACCAACACCTACAGCACCGAATGGGTTGAGTAGTAGGTAACCTAAAGCTGCCAATGACACACCTAAAGCGGCAACGGCAACAGACATCAATAATAGTTCTGTACCTACTCCTTGTATACTATTCATTTTAGCTAATTCAGCTACCATCCTCGCCATACCATCACTCGCTAACCAAATACCACCCCCTAATAATGCCGCCGCGGCACCAATTGCTAATAAAACCCCAACTGCCATCCACATAGGAGGGGCACTAGCCAGCGAACCAAAATACATAAGTGCAACCGCTGTAGCTCCTAATATCCCAACCATAGCAGTCATAGACCACATTATAGTACTAATCATCCCACTGAACGCCCCTAAATGTTCATTAGGTAAATCCTTAACGACATCCCCTAATTGAGCAAAACCTTTGGTTGCAAGCATAACACCCGCACCAATCATCATAACAGCAGCCCCAATAGCGGCGATTACCGCAGCTGTCCCTAATAAACTTGCTTTTCGAGCCGCACCAGCCCCAGCCATTTGTGAACCACTAGCACCTCCCATCGCAGTACTCATAAGACCAGTACCTGAAGTAGTTCTGAATCCAATACCAAAACTCGCTCCGGCAGCTAACCATGAAACAGCACTAAATAGTAGTTTAGCTATCCCTAAACCTATCACTGTACCCCATTTACTGAATGTACTTAGTCCCATGAACCAATCACTAACCGATTTAACCGCACTGGAAAACATTTCTACCGCTGGCATGAATAGTAATTGTAAATTCACTAATAAAGCATCTAAACTTTCCTTGAATGTTAGTAATTGAGCGGCTTGGTCTGCTGCTGCCTGTTGTTGAACCATATGTTGTTCAATCATTTGTGATGATACCTGAGACAATTCTTTTGTATATGTTTTACCCTCACCGTCTAGTAATTGAACTGTCGCACCTCCTCCTTTTTGTACTTGAGCAATATTTCTTAAGAATTCTTTATCCTCTGGTGTTGCAAACATACTCATCTGACTATCTATCGTCCCCATCTTAGCTTGTTCTAGAGCTCTTTCGGACAACTTCTGAACACTTTCACCAGTTATTTTTGAGAGTTCGTTAAGACGGTCTATTTCATTAGCTGTTAATCTAAAAATTCCTGATGCTGAATCAAACTTACCAACAAACTTGGTGGCTTTTAATACTGAATCAACAAATCCTTCAGTGTCATTACGTGCTTGGAACATTAGTTTGAAGGGATCTCCCAATGCTGACATTTCCCCACCTAAGACTTGTAAAGCAGCCGCTGCTTCTATAGCCCCTTCGGGTCTAAATACCTTGTCCGCAAATGTTGCTATCCCCGCAAAGTCAGACTTAAGTCTTATTAATTTTCTACTCACATTTTTAAGTCCTTGTTCAAAGTTCTTAAAACGTAGTTTAGAGATGTCCCCGGTCATTGTATGTACAAACCCCATCATCTTTTGTGCGTCCAATCCATGTTCTATGGCATCTTGCATCACCTTTTCATAAAATTTCGCACCCTCACCAATACTAAAACCAAAGTTTTCCATTTGGGCCATTGCAGCACCTATTTGTGGAAATATCTTAAGTAACTCTGAAGTTGACTCAAATTGAGCCTGTGATAGTAATAATTGTCGTCCTGTTAAGGATGCTACTTCTTTTTGTACTTTTGCTAATTCAGCCGCACTAACTCCTAAAGTTGATGCATAATCCATCGCCCCTTCTAGATTGTTTCGGAATATATTGGCCATATCTCCAGTTAAACCCATCCCAACACTTGTTGTTCGAATAGCTTTATCTATCTCAAGATATAAATTAACAATTTTTCTAAGACTGAATACTTGATCAAAAAGTTTATTAACCCCTTTTTCAATCTCCTTCGTAATTGTTTTTTGAACAGACAAAGATTGTTTTTGCACATCCAACTTCTGTTTTAAGATTATTTGTCTTTTCTTTAAGTGATCTCGTAACTTTTCTGCATCTTTAATCTCATCTTCTGTTGACTCAGAACCCTTTTCTTTCATTGTAAGAATCTCTTTCTCAACCTTCAATATGTCTTGTTGAGACTTTTTTAAGGCTTGTTGTAGCTCTAAAATCTCTTTTCTTGCTTTAATGTGTTCAGAAAGTCCATTGTTGACGACTTTTTGTCTAGCTATCATTTGATCAACTAAATCGGCTTCTTGTCTAAGTTCTTCTATTCTACTCTGAGCGTTTGGCATAGTCTAATTAGTATCCTGCTGTTTTTGATTTTATGTTATAAATTGTCACATCTAATTTTTGACCAAAAGATGATAGAGCTTCGTTCCCACTTAATACGGTTGGGGAGTATGTTTTGTCATAAGTAATTCCTTCACTCTTACCAAAAAGAAATCTTATTCTATCTTCATTTTCTTGTGGGTATTTTTGGACCCTCCCAAAAACACTAGCGTCAAGGTCAACGAGTTGGAACCCGTTGTCTAACATGGTTACTGTATATTTAGCGGTTTGATTATGTTGTCTTAGGTAAGTATGTGCTGTATCCCCGTCAGTGAACACTGTTAAAGGATCGTTATTTATTGTCATATTTACAGCAAATTCTTTTCCTTTATCTGTACTCACACCATCTCGTGGGAATACATAATCATATTCACCTTCTTTTTTATCTTTATTCTTTTCCCCACTTCCACGACCAGAACTTGTTCCACTATATTCCTTTGTAAAGGTAAATTCTGATTCTATATCAATTATTTTAATTTCATTCTCTCCAGCGTTTTCTCCATCAACACTCACAGTACAAGGATATGTACGATGTAAATAAATTTCTAATTGTTCCTTCCTTAAATTTATTGTAAGTGTCTTAGGTGTTATCACTTCCTCCTTATCCCCATTTTTTTGTGTTCCTATTCTCCCAACTTCTATACTCTTGGTTTCTTCTGTTAAATCTAACCCACCATGTTTGATTTTATATTGTGGGTAGTCTTCTTCCATTTTATCTAAAAAAGAGTCCATATATAAAGCGTGGTTAATCATATTATCATCGGTAAGATTATTAGCGGATGATAAATATACTTTATTGAATTTGGGTTTTATTATCCTAAGTAATTCTTTTTTCTCCTTTTTGAGTTGTCCCTCTAAAACCTTTAACATTTTTGGGTCTTTTTGGTATGATTGTTTTCCAGCTTCTAAATCTCTTAATTGTTTTATACTCTCTTTATACCCTTCAATTAAAAATGATTTGGTACTAAAGAAGGTTTCACTTACCACTAATTCCTCTTCTGCTTCAGTGGATGGTCGATCAAGAAAAGTTATTCTATATTCTGGAAACTGTTTTTTCAATCTCCTTAAAATCTGTCTCGGTCCTTTTCTAAAATATTCTATGAATGAGTCACTAGTGTTAAACTCTATCCCCATTAACTTAAACAACTCTACTATTTTTTTATTTCTATTACAGTCATTCGTCTCTACCTCCTTTTTATCCTTACTTTCTTCACTTTCCGGAGCCGGAACCACAATAGTGTTACCGTCTGAGGTTGTTCCCAAATATTGAGCGTCGTCAGAAGTATACTTGGTTTTTTTCTTTATTAATAGGTTTGGGAGTTTTACGTCATTAACAAAGGAATAGGTAAAACCAAATTTCCTCCCTGTGCCTTGTAATAGTTCCAATACTACATGATTAACGTATCCTTGGTCGATTGCTGTAGACCCCATAGCTTGGTCGACTTTACCTTGTATATTTGAAGCGCCAACGTATCCTTGTGCTAAGTTTTCAGTACTAGAATCCACCGCAACGCTAGTCCCAACCTGTCTATCTGGTTGTTCTTTAATGAGTTTAGGTTTAACTCCCATCAATTCTTGCATTCTGATATGTTGTCTTTCTGCAGTTTTCACAAATAATTTCTTTTATAATAAATATCGAACATAAAAAAAAGAGGAGACTATTATCCCCTCTTTGATTTATTGGCTGCTGCCTTCTGAGCTTTTTGTTTTTCTTCTAGTTCTTTTCTTAACTCACCTATGTGTATTCTCCTTTCATATATAGGCATCATCATCACATCGGCCCTTGTAAATCCACAATGATGTACAAGAATATAAATTTCTTTAATTAACTCGGGTTTATAACTCGACGTTAGGCCAAAAAAATCTGACAGTAATTGGAACGAGACTGCGAAACCCGGCACCTGAAGGAGCCTCCACGTCTACCCTCAGATCTATTCCTGGTTCAATATCATCCATATATTTTCTTAACTCCAATGAATCACCAGCTGGCATATACTGAACAAATTGTTGAATATATGACTTATCAGTAGTTCCTTCTACTTCAACTATTTGTTTAGATAGTCTTGATGTTAGTAGGTTGGATACGTCTCCCTTATAGATTTTTGCTCTTCTCTCTTCTCCCTTAATCAAATCTTCTTCATCTCTAGTGGTCAATAATCTAAATTTAATTTTTTTCTTGGTTCTTATTAGATCAAATGAAAAATTCCCATTTTCGTCTGGTGTTGCCCCAAGATTCTTAATTTTTAATTCTGATAGGTTGATTTCTGTTTCGAATTCTTTTTGTGTAGTTGGATCAGTTAATTTAACTGGATACATTTCACCATAAGAAGTTGACCTTAGAAATACCATTATCGCATTTCTATCACCTAGGAGTAAGTCTTTTGAGGAAATACCTTTTTCTTTAATTTTACGGTCTAGAAGTACATCTAATACTTTCCCAGATTGTAAAAGGTTTGGCGAAGTTAGTATATTCTCGTCTTCTGCGGTCATATATTCCACCTTAATAGTCTCATCACACCCAGGATATAATATACCCTTAGAAGGTAACGATATCATATCAAACGGTACTGTAAACTTAATTTCTTTTTCTGACATAGTTTATGTTATTTTTTATAAAATTTTATTTTTGTAGAAAAAAGTTAACCATTAATAAACGAATGTAAACAATTAAGGACCTAAAATAGGTCCTTAATGAATATAATATTTTTATGAAATATTTGTTAGTATTTTAAGATTGCTCTGTCGAATCTTAAAGTAGCTGAAACATCGGCCAAATCATCCCCACTATAATCTAAGTCTCCAAAGTTTACGTTGGTTAGGAAAGTTCCTCTTAGTTCCCAATTTTCAACAATAGCCCCTGTTGGGTCTAACATGAATAAATCTACCTTCTTTTTGTACCCGGCAGCATAACCCATTCTACCTGTTACTGATTCAGCGTGTAGTCTAACCCATTCCATCAATGCTTGTGATGAAGAAGGTGCGATAGGATCTCTAAAGGTAACATCAATTGTTTCCCATTGGAATTGTCCC